GCCGGTGATTCGCCAGTCGATGTCCTCGTCGTACTCAGTGCCACCGATGGCCACCTTGGTGATTTCCAGCGGCATCAGGGCCAGGGCGGTGGTCTGGCCAACGCCGAGCACGACCTCCTCGCCGGTTACCGCAGTGCTTGGCACTTCGGCGATGTCGGCATACAGGGCATTGGCCAGGTTGCGGGAGTTGATCTCGCGCAGCGCCATGGTGAGGAAGAAGCGGTCCACCCGGGCGAAGGTGTCATAGGTACCACCCTGCGGAGTGGTGGTGTCTTGCAGGCGAATCTCGGTCTGCTCGATCTGCTCTTGGGCAGTAGAGACCAGTCCGATGAAGTCGGTCGGCGCGCGGCCACCGGCCTTACCCAGTTTGAAGCGGCCGCCGATCAGGGCGGTTTCTTTGACTTTCGGCATGGTAGTGCCCTCAGTAGTCGATGGAGTCGACGAAGGTGATGATGTGGATGGGGATCAGCACGGTTGCGGCCGGAAGGCCCTCGCCGGGCGGTACAGGTTCGGGTGCCCCAACGGTGAGGTTCGGCGCCATCTTCGGCAGCCACTCTGGAGGCACGCCCTCGGTCGGCGTCAGGCACTGGAGCAAATCCAGCTCGATGTCCTCGATCGCCTCTTCATAGCCATCCAGCCCCGCCGTGACGGCACCGATGACGGTGAAGCCGGTCAGCATCCGCAACGCATTGCCGCCGCCCTTGGGCTCCTTGCCCTTGGCGCGCTGCACAACCACCATTCCGGTGGCCGGCACGGCATCGGCCTTGGTGATCTCACTGAACCAGCCGGCCCTCACCAGGCCGCCGATATCCGTTCGGTAGCCGCTGCTGGTACGGATGGTCTCCAGCCGGGCAATCAGCGCCTGGCGCACTTCTGTGATGACGTTGCTCATGGCTGCACCATGCAGGCTGCGGTGACCATGTGGCCGTCGTCGGCGATGATCTGCTCAACGACCAAGCGCTCACCGGAGAAGGTGAAGACACCTCCCCGCTCAGCGGCAGCGAGTTGGCATTTGCGCCAGCTCACACCCACCGAGTCAGAGGGAAACATGCCATCAGGGCCAGCCTGCATCAGGTTGCGGTCGATGATCACCGTGAGCCCCTGAAACACCAGCGTGCCATTCTGGCCCTGGTAATCCGCGCAGCCGTCGTTCAGGTGCGCGACCACACGCTCATGCATGCGGTCACGCATTGCTGCCCAGGCCATGGCTTAGGCAGTTACCGCGTGGCCCAGCGAGCCGTTGAGGCGCACGCGGCCGGTGCCGGACGGGTTGGCTGCATCCGCCGTGGCCACGCCCACTAGGTAGTTGCCGGTGCCTGGCACGTTGGTGAGCAGGCCGCTGGCGGCGATGGCGTAGATGGGGTTGCCGGCCGTCCAGGCCTGGGCGCTGGTTTTCGGCAGGTCGAACACGCCGGTGGTTTTGATTTCCACCTCTTCGCCAATGGCGGCGTCAGTGGCTGCCACGCCGATCAGGCTGTTGACGCGTACCAGTTGGCCGCTGGTGATGGCGGCGGCAGCGATGACGGTGATCATGTCGCCGTGCTGTACGAAGTTCTTCATGGTGCGTTCCTCGAATAGGGAGTGCAGAAACACCGAGGGCGCCATCAGGCGCCCTCAGAGTCGGTGCGGTACGGGTTAAGCGCCTGCGTTCTTGTAGGCGCCGCGGTAATCAATCCAGCCGGCACCGAACACCAGGCGGGCCTTGATCTCCATGCCATCCACCTCGAAGCCCTCGCGGGTCTCGGTGAACACGCCCTGCTCGCCTTCCAGGTAGGCGTACTCGAAGGTATCGACCAGGCCAGGAGCGGCGTAGAGGTACCACTGGTTGCCAGTGATACGGGCGTCGACGATCACGGTCAGCGAGGTGTTGCGGGCGTCGTTGATGTCAGCGTTCTTGGCCGGGACGTACTGGGAGCTGGTGAACTGGAAGGCTTCCAGCTCTTTATCCGGGCCGACGACCAGGAACTGCGGGCCGATGTTGAGGTAGTGGCCTGCCTTGGACTTCTGCTTGCGCATAGCGGCGCGGGCGGCGGCCAGGGTGGTGGTGTTGATTGCGCCTGCGCTGCCGGCCAGGTTGCCGTGGTTGGCGTGGAATACCGCAGTGCCATCCACGAAGTTCGGGTTGCTCAGCAGCAGATCCCACACCAGGTCAGATTCGGTTTGCGCCGCAGCGGCACCGAGCGCCTGCGGGACACGGGTCAGGGCGGACAGATCGTCGTTGACGATCGATTCCCAGGTGATGGCGATGATCTTGCCGAACTTGGCGACCTTGATCGGTGCGCCCTCTTCACCCAGGGAGCCGTACTTGTACTCGCCGTGCTCGTTAACCTTCTCCAGCGCAGAGATGTCGCCCAGGGCAACGCGGGTCACTTCGCGGAAGTCGGGCACGGTGGTCTGACGGCCCAGCGGGCGCCAGGTTTGCGGGGCCAGCTCATAGCCAGCGCGCAGGGTGCGGTTGACGGTGCTGCCCAGCAGCAGCGGGAAGTCACTGGTGGTGTGCATGCCGGCCGCGCGGAACGCCTGGCGGTCACAGCCCAGGGCGGCGCGGGCCACTTCCTGCGGGGTCATGCCGCGCACGTTGCCGCCGACCAGTTCCACGCTTTCGCGGGCCATGTCGATCAGGCGCATGCCACGGAACTCGCGGCCCGCTTCTTCGAGCTTCACGCTCGGATCGCAGCGGTGCAACAGGGCATTGAGCATGGCGCCGCGCTTGGCGGTGATCACAGCCATGTCAACGGCGCCGGTCACCACGGTGGGCTGTGCGCTACGGCTGTTGCCGTTGTTCTCGGCCAGCTTTTCCAGCAGCTCGACGCTGGCCTGTTCGGCGGTCAGGCCGCGGGCGATCATGTCGTCGGCGGCATCCTGCAGGCCCACCTTGGCCGCCATCTGGCGGATGGTGGTTGCGCGGGTGCGCTCGGCGGCGGTGGCTTCGGAGCGGATCTTGTCCTCGGCCGCGCGGATTTCTTCGTCGGTCATCACTATTTCCTCTTGGGTGGTGGCCACGGCGGCCGGCTGTTCGGCAGGCTGTTCAGCCTCCCGTGTTTCGAAAAGGGTGGGGAATCGTTGGCCTTGATAGTCGGCCGGGGTTTTCGCGCTGCGCACCTTGGCGCCGTCGTCGAAACCGATTGGCACCAGGGAAAGCTCGGTTGGCTCCCAATCCTCGGCGCGGTAGACGGGCACCATGTCTTCGCCGTCTTCCACCAGCACATAGCGGTGCACGATGTAGCCGACGCTGATGTTGCGCAGGATGCCGTCCTTCACGTCGCGGAAGATCGGATCGACGTCTTCGCGGGAGCTGAAGCGAACAATGGCCCGCCCCTCGGTGCCTTCAAGCCAGGCGCGCTCGACCACACCGATAACGTCGTCGAGGTCCCACTGGCCGTGGGCGTTGAGGAAAGGCGCGCCATTGTTCAGGCGCTCCATGCGGATGGCGGCAGGGCTGACTTCCAGCTCCTCTTGGTACTCGCCAATCGACCAGCTCCAGCGCTTACCGCGAGAGCCGGTTGTCCAGGTGATTTCTACGGTGCGCTGCTCGATATCCACGGTGCCCGGGCGCACGGCGGCGCGCAGGCTGAGCATTGGTGTCTCAAGCTTCTGCGTCTGCATTGCTGTCATTGGTCTGGCTCTCTTCGGTAGTGGGCGCCGGGTCGACGTCCGTCGATGGGATTACGGTGTCGCGCGGCCGGGCCTGGGTCAGGCCAGCGTTGGAGACTTTGCGCGGGTCGCAGTCGAGCACCAGGCCCAGTTCATCAAACAGCTTGTTGGCCTTGGCGATTTCGTTGGCGTGCTCGAGCGGATCGGTGATGCCGAGTTCACGCAGCGCGTTGGGCCAGGTCAGCAGCCCCTGGCGCAGCCGCTCCTTGACGTTCTCTGTCTCGGTTTTCGGATCGACCATTTCGCGGCGTGGGGGCACCCACTCCGCGCCGGCAGACTCCAGCACTCCGCCCTGCGTGAGGGCTTGGGCCTCGATGAACCAGCCCCACACGCGCTCGCACAGCTGCGGAATCAACATGCGCCACTGCCACACGTCCACCCGGCGGGCGAAGTGCAGCCAGCCCATGCGGCCGCTGGAGAAGTTCACGCCTTTGAGGTCGCCTGTCAGCAACTCGTAGGGCACGCCCAGTCCAACCGCAATGGCGTGCAGGGCCTGCCAGGAATAGGTGGTGTAGCCGTTGAACGTGGGCGGCGCGGCGAACTTGACGTCTTCGCCGATGCCCAGCTCCTGAATGATGCCGGGCTCCATGCGCTCGATCAGCGCCGGGCGCTTGGAGTTGCTACCGTCGCCAGCAGTAACGAAGGCAGAGAAGCAGGCGGCAATCTTCGCCTGCTCCATCACAGCATCTTCCATCTCGTCGAAGTTGCGCAGGCGCTGCATGGCCGGCGCCAACCAGGTGTAGCCGCGGGCCTGGCCTGGGCGGCGACCTAGGAAGATGTGCGCCACGTCCTCAGCTGGAATACGGCGAGACTGCGAAGACACGAGGCCGGTGGATGCGCCGGGGTGTTCATCGAACAGCCAGTAGGCGACACGCCGCCCAATGGCGTCGAACTCAACGCCCTGAATGATCAGGTTGTTGCCGCTGGGGCCGTTCTTGCCCTCGTCGAGAAAGTCCGGCTCCAGCACCTGCAGCTGCATGGGCACTGGCAAGCCATCACCCGCCTTGCGCCAGCGGCGGCGCACCAGGCACTCGCCAGCCTCGGCTACGGTTTCCATGATCTTGTGCTGCAGGCCGTAGAAGTTCTCCAGGCCATCCGCATCGCAGGCCATGGTTTCGCCCCAGGCCTTCCAGCTGGCGGCCAGCTTCTTGTTGGCACGATTACTGGCAGCCATGGGGCGCGGGACGATGCCGGCGCCGACCACGTTATCCGCGATGCCTGAAATGCCGCGATCCGCATAGGGGTTGTTGCGGCGCAGGTCGCGAGCGCGGTTGCGCAGGCGGCTCAGGGCCGGGCCAATCTCGGCGTTGGCATCGCTGCCATGGGCCTGCCAGCCGTCATTGCGGCGCCCGCCGGCGGCGCCTTCGAAGCGGCGGCTCATAGCTGCAGCCACCATATCGGCGCGCAGCTTGCGGACACGGGCTTCCGACCGTTTCGCGGAGTAGCCGGGAAACAGTGAATCGAACCAACCCATATCAGTAGCCCTTGGAGAATGAGGCGTAGCGCCGGCCAGACTGGCCAGCAGGTGCGGTGTCTGGCAGCAGCTCGGCTTCCATCAGCTTCAGGATGCGGATCATCTCGTCGATGCTGCGGTAGGTAACGCTGCGGTCGGCATAGCGCACGGACAGCTCACCGCCAGCAATGGCTGCTTTCAGCGTGTCGTACTGTTCCTGGGTGTAGGCCATCAGCGTTTCCAGTATTTCGACTTCGCCCGTGGGCGGTCTTCGGTGTCGGCAGCAGAGTCGCCGCCGGGTTGCGGTTGTGCGGCAAGCAGGTCCAGGTCGAGCCCGAACCGTTGCTGGCTGATCCTCAGTGCGGCCAGCGCACCCACGAAGCAGTCGAGCGCCTCGTTGCGGCGGCCCTGGTTGTCCCAGCGCAGCACGCGCTTGCCGCCGGTGACCTTGGGCACCTTGACCTCTGCAGTCAGCTGGCGGACTTCGCTCTCATCGCATACGTCGTCGTTGGCTGGCAGGTGGATCACACCAGGCTGCGCCTCGCCTGCCTGCGACTTAGCCGTGTCCAGGGCCAGCTTCAGCCGGCTGTAGATCAGCTCCTTCGCGTTATCCGTACCGATCTCGGTCAGATAGACCTTGCTCTTGGCGTTCTTGGTGCGCGGCATGCTGGCGATGGGCTTGCCGTACACGTTCGCGCCCTTGGTTGGGATCACCCAAAGCACGCCGTGTTTACGGCTCTCTCCATACACCTCGTCGGTGTAATGGCCGCCGGAGTCCCAGGCCCAGCGGTCTACCTTCATCAGCAGGCCATCAGCCCTGGCGAACTGGCGTTGCAGCTCTATGCCAACTTTGCGCCGTAGCTCCTCGCTGGCGGGGTCGCCCATCAGGATGAAGCGATGGACCAGCCAGACCTCCTCGCCCGGCCCCCAGGCCCATACCCGTCCTTCGTAGCGGTCGTCCTGGGTATCGATGCCACCCGTCAGCAGTACTGCGCGCTGCGGAACCTGCGCGGCCCATACCTCGCGGCGGCCATACAGGGCATCCCATTCGACCTTGTCCTGCGTCTCTTCCCACACCTCGCCGAGCGTGGTGTTGGTGAAGGTGATCAGCTTTTCCCGGTCGCCTTTGATCTTCAGGAACTCGGTGGCGATCTTCAGCCAGGTGGACCAGGTGCTGTAGATGGCCCAGCAGTAGAAAGCGATCGAGCGTGGCGTGCGGATCGGTTCGCCTTCAGCGTCGAACCAGTCCATCGAGTCGCGCGTCCAGATGCCGGTCACCTCGCAGATCCAGCGGCCGGCGCGCGAAGCCTCCACCATGTCAGGATGGAAGAAGCAGGCCTTGCAGTGCTCGCAGAGATACCAGGCTTTAACCGGCTCGCCGAGCGCGTCCTTCTCCCACTTGAGCCCGTAGTCGCAATCCTTGCCGCCGAACTTGAGCGTCTGCTCGCCGCGGCAATGCGGGCACTCGATGTGAAAGCGAAGGCGGATCGGTGACTCACTGGCCGCCTTACTGACCTGGCAGGTGCCGGCCTTTTTCGGCGTCGAGCCGCGAATCGACTTCGGGTATACGGCGCCATCCAGGCGCTTGTCGCCGAGGGTGACCGGATCGCCCTCGCCTTCCACGTCGGCGTCGAAGTTCGACAGCTCGTCGTAGATGACCTCATCGGCCGACTTCTCGCGATAGTTGCGCGAGGCCTTGCCGCCGCGCACCCACAGCGTTTTGCGGTTGGCGAACACCTTCTGGTCGAGGGTGTTGTCGCTGTGCTTGCGGCCGAACCAGGGGGCCAGCTCGCGCACCACCGGCACGTCCCGAATCAGTCCGTTGACGTGGCTTTTGCTGATGTCCTCGGCGTCCGGGTCGGTCGGCGACCACATCATGACGTTGCGGCGCTTGTGCTGGACCTTGTAGCCGATGTTGGCCAGCAGCAACTTGGTGTAGCCGATCCGCGCCGACTTCACGAAATTCACGACCGCGATCAGGTCGTTGCCCATCGCGTTGAGGATGGCGATCTGGAACGGGTCAGTCGTCCACTTGCCCTCGTTATACGAGGACTCCGACGACATGTAGAAATGCTTGTCCGCCCACTCTACCGCCGTCAGCGGGGGCTCTTTGTAGAGCGACTGCAGCCCAAGACTGACCGCCTTGCCGAGGTCACGGATCCAGGGTTGCGAGATACTCATCGAGGTATTCCGGGAGGTAGTCGCCGAACTGCGCGGCGATGTTCCGCGCCAGGGCGATCTCCCGCTCCATGGTTTCCAGCAGCAGCGGATCGATCTCCGGGTGCCGACGGCTCACGGTCTTCCCCACGGTCTCCAGTTTCGAGCCGATCTGGGCGGCGATCTTGGCCAGCGCATAGGTGGCAAACGTCACCGGCACGAGGACCTTCTCGTTGACCCGGTTCTTCTGTTCCTGAGCATCTGCCTGAGCTGTTGTCAGTCTCAGGCGCTCCTTCAGCAGCTCCTTCTCGATCTGGCGATCAGAACCTTCACCATCGGGGTCGTCAGGTTGTTGCTTCCGCAGAGCATGTTCGACGCGGTTTTGCAGTACGTCCTGCACTCGGTAGAACGCCTCTCGACCGATGCGGGTAATCGGTTCGACGCCCCATTTCTCAAAGGCTTGCGGGGAAATACCGAGACTTTTGGCCATCTCGGATTTGTTTAACCATCCCGGCTGCCTGGTTGTTTCGTTCTTGGCCATGACTAAACAACAACCAACCTCCGGAAAAACCTCATACATAGTGGAAAGGCGAGGCTCGAATTACCCTCATAGGCCACCCCACCGGGGAGGACCCAAAGCCATAGGCCAAGCCTATCGACCACGCCTCGTAGCCAGCGCCTGAGCCATGGCTTTCTCGAACTCGATAGCTAGCGCGGCCTCTGCCGATCGCTCTGCGATGGCGAACCAGTCCAGTGCCTTGCGGTATGAGGGTCGACCAGTGAAGGCCAGCACGACGCGCAGTCCAGCCCGCCCTGTGCTTGTTCTCTCAGCCACAGCGAACGGCTTGCGGTTCCTGTCGTACATGACGAAGTAGCGATTGCCATTGCCCTTGGCTCGGCTGCGCCTGCTTCCCGTGGCGTTGGCGCTGTAGCCCTCCTGGGTGAACAGCTTGGCGCCCGAGAGGATCTTGTTCAGCTGGCCTCGGCTCACGTTGCCGTACTGGTCGAGCGGCAGCTTGTCGCCCGGCATCACGTATTGACCTTGGCCCAGCACACCACGCCGCCTGAGCAGCGCCTCAATACCCTTGTCGTCTCGCGGGCCACCGAACACCTCTGGTGTCAGCCACTTGATAGCTGCCCTGCCTTTGCCCCATGCACCCTGCCTGCCCACCAACTGGCCACCAGCTCCTGAGCTGAGCCCATCCTTGATCCAGACACGGGCCTCCATCTTCTGCTTGGTGGCAGGCTGGATGAACAGACTGTCGAGGGTGGCCGGTGTAGGCCTGTCGAACACCACCTGCATCTGCATGCGCAGATCACCTGCGACCACCTGTGCAGTGCGGGTCAGCGCGAGGGCGGCGGCGAACGGCAGCTGCTCACGCTCCAGGCGATCCAGGGTCTGCAGGCGCTCCCGCAGTCCGCTGAACGTCACGCTGATCATGTCTTCGGCTGGCCGCGGCGCTCGCGCCCACTCCACTGCCAGTCGCGCTCGATCATGTCCTGGTAGTGCGTGGCAGCGTGCACCACGATGCCCAAGTGCAGCAGGACAGCCCAAGGGGATGGGACTCTGCCATCTACTAAGCCCAACAGAATGCCGAAGGCCCCGATAGCGACCATGTAGACTGCGATGCAGGCAACCGGGTGACGCAGTATGTATGTGGCGCGCAGATAGTCCATCGCAGCCAGCAAGATCAGCGCACAGAGAGCTGCATCCATGCCAGCAAGTACGGAAGACATATCAAGCCCCCCACATGCCCAGCAGGCGGATGGCGGCAGCCTTCACTGCAGGGATCAGGTTCATGGCCAGCAGGCCGATCAGGAACGCCACCCCATAGCCTGACTCAACGTCAGCGGGCAGCTCGAAGTACGCAACAGCCAATGGGCCGGTAGCCTGGGATGCAATAAACCCGGTGAGCACAGCAATAGCCGCCTGCTTGCGGGTCAGATCCTTCAGGAACGACAGAGACAGAATCGACCCAACAAAGCCGAAGAACACTGCGCCGTACTTGGCGAGGAATGCGCCAATCGCGGTCGATGTCGGTTCCATCGGGTTCTCTCTCGAATAAAACGCCGGCAGGGTCACCGGCAGAGGGCGCAGTCTGGGGAGAGCTGCGCGGAGCAGAAACGAAAAAGCCCAGCTCGATGGCTGGGCTTCTGTCTGGTAGTCAATCCTGCAGGCGCAAGATCAACAGGATGGGAAGATCATGTTGCGTTGTTGCAGGCAAGTCAAGCGGCATCTTCAAACAGCACACCCTCGGCCCGCAGGATCACCTCAGCCTCCCGCAGCCCAACCTTCACGCACTCGTCCAACGCCTCCTCGATGCCGGCCTTCCAGCGCCAGTAGGTGCTGCGGTTCAGGCCCTGGTTGTCCCAGAGGTTCATGTTGTAGAACTCGTCCGGCAGCACGATCAGGTCGGTCGAGCGCTTGCCCTGCTTCCCCTTCAGCTTCGGAATGGCCCAGGCCGTTACCGCCTTCGACAGGAACAGGTGCGGCGCAGGCGTGGCCACGATCGGCACCAGGGCGCTGATCGCCTGCACCTTCTTTCCGCGATGCGTGCTGTACCGGGCCACCAGCGCATGCCAGTGCCGCGGCTTCAGCTGGCTGTGCAGGCGGGCATGCACCCAGCAATCGGCCTGCTGCCGAGTCATGCCCCGCTGGCTGCTCTGCCCACCACTGCCCAGCCAGGTCACCGTGGTGGCCGTGCCCATCGCCTCGGCCGCCAACGCCGCCACCACTGCACTCAGAACACTCGGATAGATCATCGCCTCAACCCTCCCCCGCCTTTTCCTGATCTTCCTCTGGTAGAAATCCCCGAAACGCCCACAAGCCCTGCCGCTATTGGGCTAGGCCGCATCCGAGGAAATTCCGCTTTGTTCGTTTTTCAGGCCATGCGCAGCGGCGAACCCGCGCGCATCCAGCCAGGCATGCCACTGCTCCAGCGCCTGCCGGCGGAGCTGGTCAGCGGTCGTGCGGATGTAGGTCTTCGCCAGCGTGCCCATCGAGTGGTTCAGCAGCATCTCCCCCACCAGGTAGTCGATGCCGATCTCGGCCCACACCGTGCGCGCCAGCTTGCGCAGATCGTGGCTCGTCCACTCCCCGCCGCTCAGCTCCTTGATCAGGGCGCTCGCCTGCTTCGCGCTCAACGGCTTGCCGTTCACCCCCGGGAACACCCACGGGCTGCCCTGCCGCGCCGCCGGCAGCGCCTGCCAGTACCGCGTCAGCAGCGCACACATCTGCTCGGTGAGCGGCACCACCAGCTCCTCGCCGGTCTTCGTGTTCTGCGCAGGGAAGATCCAGAGCCTGTCGATCAGGCTGATGTGCTGCCGGCGCGCCAGGCATGTCTCGCCGATGCGGTTGCCCTGCGCCAGCATCGTCAACACCAGCATCACCACCACCGGCTGCCGGTCGAAGGCCTCGCACAGCTTCGGCAACAGCGTCGACACCGCCACCGGCAAAAGCCCGGCCGGCTTCGGCTGCAGCTTGCCGGACCAGAAGTCCTTGAAGCTCACCCCCGCCAGCGGGTTGCGCTCGATGCGCTTCTGCCTGGCCGCCAGCTCCAGCGCCGCCAGCAGCACCTGCAGGGCCTTGTGCGCGGTGTGCGGGGAAAGCCCCTCGGCCTGCATCGGCCACACCAGCTGGTCGTCCACCGTCGCGCGGTCCAGCTGCTTCAGCGTCACCTTGCCCAGCCGCGGCGCCACCTGCCGGCGTGCCAGGCTCTGCATCGTCGCCTTGTAGCTCGCACTCACCGAGCGGTTCACCTCCAACCGCTCACACCACCAACCCACCACCTGCCCCACAGTGCGCAGCACCTGGGCGCCCTGCCGGCGCTCACCAGCCATACGCAACCCGCTCCGCCTCGGTCGCCAGCGAACGCTCAGCCGCTGCCAGCACCAGGTTGCGGCGCACGTAGGCCGGGATCAGCTCCACCTGGTTGAACGCCGCATGCGCACGCCGCAGGATCAGCCCCACCGGCATGTCCGGCAGCCTGCACGGCAGCAGGAAGGCGTCCGCATCGCTGTCCAGCGGGCCGAACACCGCGCGCGGCCAGCGGCCGCTCACCACCTCGAACTGCTGCAGGTCCTCGCGCCAGGCCACCACCAGCCCAAGCGCCTTGGCGGCCATCTGCTCCAGCTCGCCATTGCCGAGCAAAGCCACCCGCTGCCCGTACTGCAAATCGAACCCCGACCTAACCACGCACCACCTCCAGCTCGTCACGGATCAACTCATCCACAGCAGCATCCAACTCAGCCCCATACACACCAAGGCCGTTCGGCAATCCCGCCTCCCGAAAGGCGCGCCAGCGAGCTGCGTCCAACCTCATACCGACCTCGGCCTCAAGCTCAGCCTTCTGCCTTAGCGCGCGTTCCATCCGGTACTCGCACGGCTCAACCAGATACTGAGCAACACGGCGGTCATCGCCGCAGTCATTCAGGCAGTCGCAGCGCTCAACCACGCCTCACCCCCAGTTTTTCGCGTATGCCGGCAAGGGCCTGGCTGGCAACTGCAGGCGACCCCTTACGCAGCGGCGCAGGCAAGGCAGCGATCGGCGCTGGCGGCAGCTCCTCGCCGCGCCCAAGACGGCGGCACTGCTCCAGGTACTTGCGGCGGAAAAGCTCCATGCCTGCCTTCCGCTCCAGGCGCTGCAGGTTCAGATACCCTGCGGCAACGGCAGCGTGATAGATCGCGGCATGCAGCCAGCGGGCGCAGCCGGCTTGGGCGGGGTGGGTGTTGCGCATAGCAACTCGATAGGCCTTCTCCACGTCAGGCAGGCCGAAGGCCTCCGGCGAAAAGCACCAGTCCACAAACACGCCAGGAGCCGGCACGAAAGCACTGCGGTCGCGGGCCGCCTGCCGCAACCCAGCTTGGATCTGGTCCAGCGAGCGGATGCCGGCCCGCATGAATTCGGCCAACCACTCACGCTTCGCCGTGTTCAGCTCGGCCTGGGTCGGCCAAGCCTGCTTCCAAGCCGGGAAGTGAGCCTTGAGTCGTTCGAAAATCTCATCGACCACCGAGCGGGTCTGGTCGTCCACCTGCACCACCTGCGGTGCGGGGCGCTGAATGCTCGGCAGGTTGTCGGGGTTGATGCCCTTCGCCACATCGGCGGCGTCCTTCGGCGGCTTGCGCTCGTCGCTCACAGCATCACCCCCTGGCCTGCCCAGTCATCGGTCTGCTGATCGAGAGGCTTGCCGGCGGCCTGAGCGGCTTCAGCTCGCACACCGCAAGCCTTCACCCACTTCACCAGCCTGTGGCACCAGCCGCCCTGGTTGTCTGCCAGATCCTTGGTCATCCAGAACGACACGAACTCGCTCACCAGCTCGGCGGTCAGCCCCTCAGAGGCCACCCCCTGCATGCGCAGCTGGGCGCTCAGGTTCACCTCGTCCGGCTGCCACTGCGCGAACATCTCGAACCGCTTCCGGGCGTCTACGGAGGTAGCGTTAGCTACCGTAGTAGAAGATGAAGATGAAGAAGAAGATGTAGAGCCGTCACCTTGCCGCTGGATTGGTGCTTCACCTTTGCCAGCACCTAACCCCACCTTTGGTGAAGGTTTTTTCGGGTTCTGGTCCTCACTAAAGCGGGTGTTTTCGCCACGCACGGTGCGCACATATTCATCACGCGCCATGCGCGGGCTAAACCACACCGGGCCTTGCTGCGCGGGCACCAGCACCACCGGAGCACCATCGCGGCGACCACTACGCGGGGTGTACACAAACGGCTCGCACTCGCCCTTTTCCGCGCCATACAAAACGCCGCACTCAACAAGCTCATTCAGCAGCTTCAAAGGGCAGCCCAAAGCCTGGGCAATTTGCTTCAAAGGCCAGCGCAAAACACCATATTCGTCGCTGTCATGCATCAGCCCCATCAGCTCAATCCACACGCCGCGTGCCCCCCAAGAGCAGCGCCGCAGCTTCGCGTTGTTGCGCCAGTCAGCGGGGTAGAATTGGAAGGATGGCCGCTTCACAGGGCACCTCCAATGCGCTGCGCCAGCACCGCCAGGCCCTTAGGCGTCACGCGCACCTGGCTGGCCAAGCGCTGCTCACCGCCCTCATCCAGGCCGATCAGCGTCACCTTGTGATCCAGCAGGCCGGCCGCCTGGCGCGGCTGGTAAGCCAGCCAGCGGGCGCAGCCTTCACGCCGGTATATCCAGCGATTCAGGCGCATCCACTCGATCAGCCGGCTGCGCTGCACGCCAAGGTGCTTGGCCGCATCGGTCAGGCACATCGAGCCACTGGCATCGGCAATGCGCTCCAGCGCCTCCACCTTCGGCGCTTGCTCGTTCACCACCAGCCGCAGCTGGTTGTTCTGCTCCGCCAAGTCGGCCGCCAGGCGCAGGGCCTCCGGCAGAGTGCGGGGTATCTCGGGCCCGGCGCTCTCCAGCTCAATCCAGCGGTCTACCACTGCAGCCAGCAACTGGTCGTTCAGCTTGGCCGCAATCACCATGCTGTTGCGCTTGTCGAAGTGCATCACCAGCCGCGGCCGGCCGCCGAGGGGGTTATGGGAAGATTCCTCCCGAAACTCCAACAGCCCGCGCCCGGCCAGCGCATTGGCCTTCTTGCGGAACTCGTTGTGCTCGATTTGCAGCAGCTCGGCCAGCTGCTCACTGGTCATGGTGAGCGCCTTGTTGGTCATCATCAGTTGGTTCATACTCAGCGCACCTCGTATAGGTAATGCTGTTGAAGAAGCCCGGCTGCCACCGGGCTTTTTTGTGCCTGCGAATCAGCCAGCCACCACACGCAGCGGCCCTCCATCGCGCACGTTCTCGGCAAACCGGCGCAGCTCGCAGGCCCGGCTCTCCACTGCCAACAGCTGCTCGATCAGCGCCGGCAGCAGCGGCAGGTCCTGCAGATCAATCTGCCCGTCAGCCAGCACCTCGCTGCCCTGCTCCACCGCATGCCCAAGTCGGGCGATCAGTTGGCCGAACACCTTGGACGCAGTCACCCCTGCGCCATCCTGCGGCCGCACCGCCAGCAACCCGTGCCGCTGCGCCAGCTCAGCAAGGCAGCGCTCCCTGTACTCCGGCTCCAGCGCCTGCACCCAGGCCTCCTCCAGCCAGCTCGGCAAATCCACCTCTCCATCCAGCCAGCGCTGCACCCGCTTCAGCCAAGCGGCGGAGGCTCTCAGGAAAGGCGTGGAATCGCCGGCGGCCGCCAGCGCGGCAAAGTCCGGCACGCCCGCATCGGCAGCCCGCATCGGCGCCAGGGCCTGCAGCTGGCCGGCCAGCGCCTCCGCAAAACGCGGCGTGCTGAACGAGGTACGCGCGATCATCTCGGCGGCATGCGCCACCAGCACCTGGTCGCGGGTCATGGAGGGGTGTCGAAGGTTGGACGGTTTCATGCTCTGCTCCTGTCGTTATCGTGGAGGCATGGACACACCCGCCCCCTTCTTCTTGCTCTACCGCCGCGCCGGCAACTGGCCCGCGCGCCCGGCTGTAAAGGTCGGAACCCCGCCGCCTCGGCTTGTCCCTCTGGTTGCGCGCCACGTTTCAGCTCGCGCCAAAACGTGGCGCGGGGTTATGCGGCGCTGGGTTGCTTGGCTGGTTGCGATGGGAACGGCCGAACTTCCTCCGCAGTGAGGGTGCCGTCGTCGTGTTCAGTGACGTTGATGGCGCGCTCTGCGAGGAGAGCTTTTGCAATGGCTGGAGGGCTCACTCCGAGAGCCTTTGCCACTGCAGCTTGGCCGCGCGCATCAACTAGCTCGGACAAGGGGGTCTTCTTCATCTCATGGCCTCAATGGTGAATCCATGCCGAAGATATTAACCGGCGGTTACCCAAACAACAACACCGGCGGTTGACGCACATCCATTAACCGTCGGTTTACATTGGCACCCATGACCAAGAAGAAAGAACTTTCACCCGAGCTGAAAGCCGAGTGCGACGCGGCCAAGGCCCTCTTCATCGCTCGGAAGAATGCATTAGGGCTCACCCAGGCAAAGCTGGCAGAGGCCGCAGAGATGTCTCCGGCCGGCGTCGCCATGTATCTGAACGGCGTGAATCCTCTAAATGCAAAGTTCGCAGCCGTCCTTTCTCGGCTGATCGGGGAGCCTGTAGGTAAATTCAGCCCTCGTCTCGCGCAGGAGATTGAGACGATCTCGGGGGCTGTTATTCAGGAAAAGCAGTACGGCCAGAGCACTGCAAAGGAGTCAGCGGCTGCTCAGGTAATGATGATGCTGCAGAAGCATGGAAAGGCCCTTACCGGACAGGCGCAAGAGCGTTTGCTTCAAGCCGTTACGGACAGTTTGGCAGAGTCGAAAACCGGCAACGTCATCGCCGCCGACTTCTCCGGTTCGCGCCTCAAGCCGGACGAGATCCTGATCCCCCAGTACGACGTGCGCGGCTCAATGGGCCACGGCCAGGTGCCGGCCGACTACACCGACTTCATGCGCAACGTGGTGGTCAGCGCGCCGCAGCTGGAGAAGCTGGGCCTGGACTACACCTCGCCAGCCAACCTGGCGATCATCAGCGGCTGGGGTCAGTCCATGGCGCCCACCATCCAGGACAAAGACCCGGTCATCGTCGACCGCGGCGTCACCGACTTTATCGGCGACGGCGTCTACGTCATCACCTGGGACGGCATGCTCTACATCAAGCGCCTGCAGAGCGCCGGCGACGGCAAGCTGGAGCTGATCTCCGACAACCCCAAACACAAGGACCGCGTCGTCAATACCGACGAGGTCGCCATTCATGCCAGGGTCTTGCTGGTGTGGAACGCCCAGAAGCTATAGAGCTGAGTGGTGGGTCATGCATCCAAGGCCTTCAAGGAGAGGCTCGTATGAAGCGATTGAGCGAAAAGGGACGACTAAGGCTCATCCGCACATCACGCAACCGACTGAACGAACGCCTGCGCCATCGGCCAGTCAAGAAAAGGGTCACCTCAAGTAACACGAAAAAGCCTAGGCCCTTGGAACTGTTTGCTCCTGAAAAGCTGGCCCTGCTGAGTCCACAGTGTCACCTAGAGATGGCACGCTTTCTGAGGAACCTCCGGAAGGAAGCCCTTCGAAACAAGAAGCTAATCATCAACTTCAAGCGGACCAAAAAAGTCCATAGCTGCGGAACCCTGCTCCTGGTAGCTGAGGTTGATCGTCTTGTGAGAAGCCTGCATGGGCGATGTGACCTGACGTGCACCTATCCAAAGGATGAGAACGTTGAGAAGGTATTTCAGCAGATTGGCCTACTGCGGCTTCTCCAAAAGGATCACCGCCTGGAGGTAACGGAGGCTGACCGAGATGTCTACCACTGGCGATTTGCTACAGGGATAGAGGTTGATCCGATCCAAGCTGACCCAATATTGAAGGGCATTAAGAAGCAGATCCCGAGCTCGTTCAGAAAAATTGTTGTAGGCGTTGAAGAGGCGATGGACAACTCGATCCACCACGCCTACATCGAAGCCCGAGGGGACCGTCTTAGCGGCATCGCCGAAGCTGATGCCAGGAGGTGGTGGATGTTTGCCGAGGTCCTGGACGATTGGTTGCATGTCAACTTCTGTGACCTCGGTATAGGCATCCCTAGGAGCCTGCCGCGTAGCTGGTCTGAGGAAGCTGGTGACCTAGTTACCCTTGCTGTCTCCAAGGGCAAGAAAGACATGCGTATGGTTCGTAGGGCTTTCGAAATCGGAAGAACAAGAACTGAACAGGACCATCGAGGCAAGGGTCTCAGAAATATTGCCGCCGCAGCGATGGATCTGGGCGGTTTGTTAACGGTGCACAGCAACGCCGGTGGCATTCGTTTCGACTATCGGGAGGATAGTACTGATGCCCGCGAACTGAGCTATAAACGCTCTATAATGGGCACCGTCGTGCAATGGTCTATACCCCTTTCCGTTTCGCAGGTAGCAGAAAATGAGCGTGGCACGCCTAGTAGTCACTGAACGGTTCAGCGAATACCCAGCGGGTAGGTACCGTGCTGACGGCAACTTTTCCGGCGAGGTCTTCCGAGAAGACCTTTTGATTCCGCTATTGCAGCAGCATGACCTGGTTGAGATAGATCTGGATGGGGCAATGGGTTATGGATCCTCATTCTTGGAAGAGGCCTTCGGTGGCTTGGTCAGAAATCGTCGCTTTTCCTCTCAGCAGTTGCACCAAAAGCTGCGTTTCATCTCGAATGAGGAACCGAGCTTGATTGACGAGATTTGGCTTCACATCGATCGTGCTCGGGCCTCCTAAATTTATGGATTTTGGAGACATTCCTGCCTGGATTGCGCTGATCGTTTCCGGCTGGACGCTTTACAAGCAGTCTCGAACCGATAACGCAGCGCAAAAGAGAGAGCAACTGGCACATAAGATTGCTCGCCTTGATGCAATTGAAGCTGCGCTGGGCGAAATCAGGACAACAGCGGCTGCATACTGGCTGTTCCCAGAGGGAACAGCAGCCAAGGAGGGGCTTATGCTACTTCATCACCTGAAGACCCTGTCAGGTGAGTGCGACAGGAATCGCGATCTCCTTTGGGCAGACGCTTGGCGCCATGCGCTCGATCTGAAAATGGAAATGACCGGGGCTGATTTTCAACAGCAAGGTCGCCCCGGCCGTCCAGCTAACGATCCCTTGATCAGGAAATTCACCGAAACCTTCACCGCATTCTCGGAAAACCTCCGTAGAACTCGAGCAGCTTTAACAGCTGACTGAGCAAAGAAGCGTCAGAACGGCGCCTCCCCCTCCACCGCCACCAGCTCTCCCTCCTCCACCACCTGGTCACCCTCCCCGACCAACGCCCACCTCAGCGTCACCGAACCGTCGTCGTTCAGCGTCACCTCCAGCGCATCCTCCTCCATCAGCAAATCCAGCACCGCCTGCCAGGCCTCGTCCGGATCAGTGTCCATCCGGTGAATCGTCACCTGCCTGTCCAACTGCGCCTTCGGCGAGTTGATCATCGCGCTCACCCGTAGCCCCAGCTTCTCCAGGGCGGTCAGTTCACGGGGTTGCTGCTGCGCTTTCTGCTTGGCCATACGCCCTCCTTTTGCTGTACGCATATACAGTATTCCAATTTAGGCCAAGCCTCATCAAGGGCAATCTGAGCAAATTTAATTAACCGCCGGTATTGACCACAAAGAAACCGGCGGTTAATGTTCTTTTCACGCCGCTTAACACCGGCACGCCACCAGGCCACCGCTCTTTAACAACCAGCGCCATGAACAGCTAGCCGGGCAACCGGCGAGGCAGCCCGAGCGGTCTCCTGGCGGGCAAAATGAATCCAGGGGAAGCAACAAACGCCACGCCTGACGGCGACCGGCGCACTGATCCGTAAGCGAACTGAGGATGCTGCAGGACAGTGCGAGGTGCTGACCGAACCGCGCGAATGACCCGGACGGTGTGGCGAGTAAAACCGAATCGAATAGTGCTCTGAGCCTCGGCTATGAGGAGCGCCTTACCTCCTGCTGTGTGCCTACATCAATCGGCGCCAGGGGCTGTACGCAGCAGGTTGTATTGACCGATGACCACGCCGCAACGCTGATCGAGCGGCGTGAACAGGAAGCCCCGCAGCCACACAAGCAAGCCCATGCCCTGCAATCAGCAGCGGGCAACATGGCGCCTTGATGAGCGACAGCATCACTGATGCGCCTTGGAAACAGGGCGCATTGGGATGCACAACTGGAGAGCGCAATGAACAACGTAGCCCCCATGCGCATCAGGCGCACCGGAACCATCACCGTCACGAAGGGTGAGATTCGCGTCGAAGGCTTCGAGGTCGACGGCGCGACCTGCCGCGAGGCGGCCATCCTCGCCACTACCTGGGCCATCGGCCAGCTGCAGCGTGAGCTGCACAAGGCCATCCGCGAACCAGGCAAAGCCAACATCCAGCTCGACTGAATCACCCGCCCTCTCGCGGGTCGCCGGTTGCCCGGCAAACGGGAGGCGGTCGCGGCACGCTGGCCGACAGAGCAATCCCAGGCGGTCCCAAGTGGTTTCCTGGGTAGCAAGCGCTTCCAGCCAAGGTCTTCCAGCACCTCCTACACCGGTACCTGCGCCGGGGCGAAAAGCAGGCCGTCCAACCGCGAGGGTGGATCGGAGAACGGCATGGCTGGCGGTGCGGCATGGGTGTCCAGCCGCTGGCCAGGCCGCTCCCCGATACACCCTCCCATCAGCATCCATACGCCGCCGCCTTTGCCGGCTGACCTTGCGGAAGTGTCTGCTTCCGGCCAGGGCGGCGACCTATGCACGCAACCAAACGAGGTGCCCCATGAACATGCTCACCATGGCCCGGGAAAGCATCCTGGAACTCGCCCAAACCCTGCAGCTGGCCCACCAGGCCCGCGCTGCTTTCGAAGAGCGCCGTGCCGCTCCTGCGCAACAGCCCTACCGCACCCAGGTGGTCGACACCGGGCGCGGCATGGTGCGCGTGGTCGAGCTGGGCACCGGCCGCGTGCTGGGCTTCCGCCGCAGCTACCGCGAAGCCCGCTGGCTGGCCGACCAACTGGAGCGCGGCGAGCGCCCGCAGGTGTCGGCATGAGTGCCCACGAACAGCGCCTGCAGCAGCAGGTAGAACACTTCCTCGCCGCCGGCGGGCGTGTGCAGGTACTGCCCGGCTTCCAGGGCATCGCCCCGCTGCCACCTAGGCGCTACACGGCAGCCAAGGCGCCGAGCAACAGAAGCCGAGGCCTGCCCGAATACCGGCAGCTGCTCAGCATGCGCGACGAGCTGCGGGAGCTGGGCATCAACCACAGCGCCCAGGAGGTTAGCGAGATGAAGGGCATTGCCGCGCAAACCCTGCGCGACTTTGCCCGCGACCATGGCTTCACCTTCCGCAGCATCGCCGCCCGGCGCTTCACCCCGACCGAGATTGCCAGCATCAAGGCCCTCGCCCAGCGCATGAACGTCACCCAGGCCTCCCGCGAAATAGGCATTGGCCGCAAGGTGCTCCAGCGCCTGGCCGAGGTCGAAGGCTTCCGCTTCCGCGACGGGCGCGACGATGGTGTCATCAACCTGACCCTCAGCAACCTGGGCGCCGCCACCTGTGAGCGCCACATCGAGCGCCTGCGTAGCCTGCAGGCAATCGGCCTGAGCGAACGCAGCGCCCTGCGCACGTGCGGGCTGGGTGGGCGGATGTTCAAGGCGCTCTGCCAGCGGGGCGGCATCACCTGGCCAGCCAGGGAGCCACGCCAATGAGCGCGAAAAGCACCCAGCAACGCTCGGCCGAAGCCGCCGAGCGCCGCCGCCAGAAGGGCATCGAGGATCTACGCCTGCCGGCACCGCCCGGCACCCGCCAACAGCTGGCCGACCTCATGGCCTGGCACGGCCTCAGCAGCATGGCCGAAGCCATGAGCCTGCTCATCCTCAACGCCCACGCCCTTGGCCAGCACGGATCGGCGCCACTGCTCGCCGTGCCGCGCCACGAAATAACCATCAGCGCCAGCGTAGCGCGCCGCCTGCACAGTGCCGGGGCGCTGGCAGCCGCCCAGCTGGACGCCAGCGAGCAATAGGTAGGCAACATGAGCAAACGCAAACCGCACAACATGCACGCCCGTATGGCCAAAGCCTGCGGCGCGGTCCTGCGCAGCAACCACGTTGCCGTGGTCAACCTCGATCCAAGCGGCCGGCAGGGCATGCTCAACTGGAAGAACCTCAAGAGCATCCCACCCAGCAAGCGCATCGCTGATGCCGTGTGCGACTACGCGCACCAATGGACCATTTACCTGTCCGGCTTCTGCATCGACCAAGGCGGCCAGCACTACTACAAGAGCCAGGAGATCGCACCGCAGGGCATCTACAAGGCCGCGCACCTCGATGACGTCATCGAAGCCACCTACAAGGCCCTGCTCGCCACCTGCAACCCGCAGCACCTGGCCGGCTCCGGCTGGATAGCCATCCCCAACGCGGTATCCCTCACCGAGCCACAAGCCGCCGCCATCTTCGAAGCCGCCGGCGCCTGGCGCCAACAAGCGGCCGCATAACCCCACACACAGCAAGCCGTCCAGCGGGACGGCATCGCTCGATCTGGAGAAAGCCATGCACTCATCCGCACTGATCGGCCGCAAAGGCGTTCCGGTCATCTGCCGCACGCTGTCGCCCAGCGAAATCAGAACCGCCATCCAGCCGGATAACGACCGCGAGGAGTACCTGCTCCTTCTGGCGGAAGAGCAACACATCAGGGCGCTCGCTGCTGAGCAGCTTGGCGACGACTACGACGAAGGCGACGACGAAGAGCTGATCAGACACAAGCTGAGCCTCGCGGAGAAGGTAGTGATCGCCAAGCGCCAGGTAGACGACATGCTGCGCCGCATGGAGCACAACCGCGAGCGCACCAACGAAATTCTTCGCATCGCCAAGCAGGCACTGATGAATCAGTCGATGGTGGCGAGCCCAGAGGCAAGGCTGCAGGGGCTACTGAATGACCTGGGATACCTACGAAACCTCGTCGGACGAGCCTGGGACGATCTGCGGCTATGAACCTGCGCGACCAAGGCCACCGCTTCTGCATCAGTCCAGACAGGCAGGAAGGCCGGTGGCTACACCCGACCGAGAAGGCGCACTTACACCCCGACTGGACTGACGTAACGGACTGGGATAGTGAGCGACTAGCGGACTACCTCACAGCAAAGCTCCTGCCCCACGGCCCAGCCGAGTGCCAGGCCGCCCAGCTCGACATCTTCAACGACATAGGGACAGCAGAACATGACAAACCTGTCTCCCATTGCCCAGGCAGCGCTGGATCGGGCCATGGCGCAGCAGGCCACTGCCAAACCAACCAGCAAGCGGCGCGAGTGGAGCAAAGATGAGCAGCAGCTCCTCACCCTGCTCTACCCGGACACACCCATGCCCGAACTGGTGAGGCGCTTCGGTCGGGCGGAGCGCGCCATCTACAGCAAGGCCGCGGCCCTCGGCCTGTCCCGCTCTGCCGAATACCTCGCCAGCGAGCACGCCTGCCGCCTTCGGAAAGGCGACAACGTGGGCGCCGAGCACAGGTTCAAAAAAGGTCATGCCTCCTGGAACGCAGGCCTGAAGGGCTGGAAGGCGGGAGGTCGCTCTGCCGAGACACGCTTCAAAGCGGGCACTGTCAACGGCAGAGCAGCCCAGCTGGAAAAGCCTGTAGGCCATGAGCGCATCACCGAAGACGGCATCCTCCAGCGCAAGATTCGCGCAGACGGCCCGCTGCACAAGCGCTGGCAGTCAGTGCACGAAATCATATGGGAGGAGCACCACGGCCCGAGGCCAGCCGGCCACCTGGTGGTGTTCAAGGATGGAAACCGGCGCAACTTCCAGATCGAGAATCTGGAACTCATCAGCCGCGCCGAAAACTGCCGGCGCAACTCAATCCACCGCTACCCGCCCGAGCTGAAGCACGCCATCCGCACCCTGGCCAAGCTCAAGCGCACCATTGAGGACAGCAGCAATGAAGAACCAGCTTGATCTGATCGACCGCATGGGCCGGCTCATGGACGGCATCGAGAGTGGGGCAGTCAGCATCGACAAGGCCAAGGCCATGACGCAGGCAGCCGACGTGATAGTCCAGATCATGAAAACCGAGGCCGCCGTCTACGCCGCAAGCGAGGGAGCCGCTCTCCCGAGCTTCATCAAGGTTGGCGGAGAGATTGCCCAGATCAGCAGCGATCGGGAAGAACGCCTCAAGCGCCTGTCGAGGGCATAGCCATGCGCCGCCCAAGCATTCGTGAGAACAACGAACTGCTGAACGCCTTCGATTATGACCAGCACTACCGCAACACCGAGGCCCGGTTAAAGCTGGAAGAACCAGAGCTGTGGGCCTACGTCATGCAAGTGCGCGGCCCTGAAGGCGAGCAGCCAATCAGCGCGCTGCCGAGGCCTGGCGATACGATCCGCGACAACACAAGCGGCCATCCACTTCGCGTAGTGCGGGTGTACGAAGCCTGGGATGCCATCAGCATCGAGGCCAAGACGACAGACCGAAACGCAACCAGTTACTTCAACGGCTACCGGCTGGTCGGTGGGCGCCTGCTCGGCCACAAGTACACGCCAGGAATGGCAGGCTTCAACATCTACAACCTGGGGCAGGACGAAATCTTCATCCTACGCCGCGCCTACCAGGTGCTGCCTCACGGACGAAAAGCAGTGATGCAGTCCATCCCCGACATGTTCGCCTGAGCACACCCCTGCCCAACCGCCATCCTTGCCCGATGCGCGGTCGGCGGGTGAACCCAAACCCTAGACCACATTCACGCCAACTGGCGAGGAGAAGTCATGCCCGACTTCCAAACCACTTGCGTCCGTTCGGCCCGCAAGGTTCACCGCTGCTGCGAGTGCAATGGCTACATCAATCCAGGCCAGCAGTATCAGCTCTGCTCTGGATCTTGGGATGGCCAAATGGACTCCTTCAAGACCTGCTCCGTCTGCCTTGCAGCCAGGGAATGGGCGACCGCCCAGCCCGAGTGGGCATCCGATGGCGAGCACCTTTATTACTTTGGCCGCTTGCCCGAAGACCTAGCAAACCTTGTGCCAGAGATACCTGTCGGAGACGGCAGGCGATTCCGTTGCCTGCGCCACCGAGCCCTGATGCGCAAGCAGTGGCTGAACAGAGCTAAGGCCGCATGACCCCGCTCCAACCCATCTGCCGCGACACCCGCCTGCCCTACCCCTGCGGCTGCAAACGCTGCAATCCGAACTGACAGCGCCGCCCGGCGCGAGGAATAGCCATGACCCCGCTTCTCTATGTAGCTGGCCGCTACCGCGCGCCGGACCGGGCAGGTATTGCCCAGAACATTGCTGCTGCTCGCCAGGTAGGCCTGGCCGCTGCCCGCCTCGGCTGGTACCCGGTTATCCCGCACAGCAACACCAGCCACCTCGACCACTACGCGCCGGAGCTTGGCGACGACTACTGGCTGCGCGGGACGCTGGAGTTGATGACCCGCTGCGATGCCCTGGTGCTGGTACCGGGCTGGGAAACCAGCGAGGGCGCCCAGGCCGAGATTCGCCGGGCCGATGAGCTGCGCATTCCGATCTATCGCTCGCTCGACCTGCTCCCCGGCGCCAACGAGTTCATCGCCTGGCTGCACTACTCGGAGGCTCGGCAGGCATGACCTCCATGGCCGAATCGCCCACCGTGCGACGCATCAACGCGCTCTGCAAGGAGCGCTATCTGCACATCCCCACCGGCAAGCGCTACGTGCTGGAGCTTGAAGTGGCCGGCAGCTGCGAGCTGAAAGGCCTGGACGAGCGCAGCACCTACCAGAGCCGGGAGAACCTGAACAACCCGAACGTGTGGAGGCGGATTTCATGAGCCACGACCCGAAACGCCAGCTGGGCTCTGAGTGCAACTGCAACCAGAACCGCATGCCCTGCACCTGCGGCAAGTACCGGCGAATGGAGAGCTACGCCGGCCCCATCTACGCCGTCATGGCTGTAGCCGGGCTTCTTACCCTTGGCCTTCTGATTTGGAGCATGTCATGAGCAACGACCACACCGCTGACGAGTGCAAGCGGTTTGCGGGGGAGCGGGAGGCTTTCATGGAGCAATACCCGGCCTCCAAATCGCTTGGATGGAGCGGTAGCGAGTTTATCCCATCGCGCAACAGCTACTGGCAGCTACAGACCTGCGCACAGGTGAATCTCCTTTGGGAGTGCTGGCAGAAAGCTCGCGCCGCGCAGCCTGCGCCGGTAGTGCCGGAGGGGTGCATACCGATCCCAACCGTCGAGCAACTGGCCGAGGCGCTGAGCAACGTGGGCGGCTTCCATGAAATGAGCGCCGAGCTGATCGCCCCCGACCTGCTGGCGAAATTGCTCGCCGCCGCGCCAGCGCAAGGGCAGCAGGTGGAGTGCCGGGAGTGCGAGCGGTTGCGTGGAGAACTTGAAGTCAGAATCGCACAGCGCGATGCCGCCCAAACCAGTATCGGCGGCCTGCAGGTGATCATTGAGGATCAGGAAGCCGAACTCTCCGCGCTCAAGGCGCAGCAGGTGGGGCAGGAGCCAACCGTCAAGGATTGCTTGACAGTTCAGCCTGTCGCATACGCTGTATTTGCTGAAAACGGGAACATTCGTATTTGGTGCTCAGACCCGATACAAGCCGAAACCCTTCGGCAGCAGTATGGCGACGATCTGCGACCGCTCTACACCGCCCCCCAGCCAGCGCCAGCTCAGGACGTGGCTGGGCTTCGCGCCGCTCTGGTTGAAGCCGCAGGCGCGCTTGATCGCTCGGAGTTCTTTGAGCAGGCCGAGAAGGCCAGGGCCGCCGCCAATACTGGAGAAATAGCATGAACTACATCCCTGAGTGCCTGCGAAATCTACCGCCACAGAAAAGTAAGCCGGCCGACGCGAAGCGCCGAAAAGCTGCCCGTGAGCTTGCAGAGATGACAATCATCGAGTGCATCCAGCGACTAAAAGCCGAACGGCGCAGCAAGCCGAAGGACTGGGAGCGCGGTTACAACAGCTCCATTACGGTTCTGGAGCTTTTCGCCGCCGAGGTGAGCGCAAAGCAATGGGCCGGCACGGAAGGCGCAGTTGTAAACCAAAAGCTTACAACTGCCGGCGATGAAAGATGCACTTGCGGTCCTGGCGATGGATGCACGAACTGCATTGCCGCCCACGACAAGCAGAGCGGGGGTGCTGAGTGATGGGCTGGACATACGAAGTGACCATGTGGGTGCAGACAAACGACGGTTGGCAGGACGAGTTCGCGTACAGAGGTGAGAGCCTGCTGTCTGCGGTGCTGGCTATCCGGCGCGCACGCAAGATCAGCAGCTGCGTCCGCTTAACTTGGAGGGGGTGACCATGACCGACACCATCAAGATCAGCCGCGAGCTTGCCGAGACCATCGAAATGACCTGGCGCATTCACGACAAGCACAGCGCGCCCACAAGCGAGCGAGGCGCCGAGGCTATCCGTGAAGGCTTGCGTGAGTTGCGCCAGCTACTCGCCACCACTACCACCGACGCCGCCGATATGGGTGGGCAGGCGGGGGAGAAGTTTGCGTGGCGCTTCACTGGTGTTGCGGGTCTTACTCGCTACATCACAGAGTCAAAGTATCAGGCGCTTCGACCAGGGGAGCGCCGCTGGTATGAGCCATACGAGTGCGCGCACTGTGCCCAGCACCGTCAGCAGGCCGGGAAGTTGGTGGAGGCGTTGCGCAAAATCCACTTCCGCGCAGACTGCTTTGTTGAGGATGACCGAGATATGCCTGTCACAAGCATTGAGGCAATCGTGAGGATTGCAGGCGAAGCCCTGGCAGCCTGGGATGTGAAGCCATGACCCTCTACCGATCCGAGATTACAGAAGTCGAGATACACGACTTTGAGGGCACTCTCGCCGCCAAGGTGACGTGCCTCGACGATGAGTGCTCAGAGGTGAAAGTATCGGAGCAACCTCACAACGTCGAATCGTGGCGCGAACTGTCAGCCAAGATCGAAGAAGCACTGCGCCAGATACACCCCGCGAAGTAACCCCACCCCACTCAACCAGCTGCCGGCGTTGTCGGCGGTGACGGGCAGCCATTGCCCTGAGGAATCAGCATGGAACCAGAAATCTTGCATGTGCCCGAGCTAGCAAAGCTGCTGGGCCGCACAGAGTCGTCGATTCGCAGCGCGGTACAGGCTCGGCCGGACTGGCTGCCGCCCTACTTCAAACAAGGGGTTCGGGTCTGCTGGAGGCTGGAGACAGTGCGCAACTTCCTGCGCGAGTATGAGGCGGGAGAGCACAAGGCTCCGAAGGTAGGCAGGCCACGGCGAGAGCCGCCGCGCCTGGTCGGCTAGCCGAGCTTGTCTGCCAAGGCTGTGGGGGAAAGGTGGGTGTATCGCTTCAACATAGCCAGGGTCTTGTGCCCGGTGATGGCAGCCACTTCCATCATGGAAAAACCGCGCTCGAACAGTCGGGACGTGGCCTCATGCCGTAGGTCGTGGAACGTCAGGCCGGAAACGCCGGCTGCAGCGCAGGCCTTGGGGAAGTAGTTGCTGACAGTGTTCGGCGCAATGCTGAATACCTTGCCGTCGATTCTGGCCGGCAGAGACTTGAACAGTTCCCGGGCTCGACTGGAAAGCGGGACCATGCGGCGCTCGCCGTTCTTCGTGTCTTCCAACACAGCCACCTTGTCGCGGATCTGCTCACGCCGGAGCAGCAGCAGCTCAGACCGGCGCATTGCAGTATCAGCGGCAAGCTCGATGATCACCGGCAGTTCCGGGTGCATCTCTGCCGCGGCGGCATAGACCTTCTTCAGCTCAACGGTCGTCGGCCGGCGCTCGCGCGGCTTGCTGCCCTTCGGCATCCGCAGGTTCTGGCATGGGTTCACCAGGCCTTCCATGCGCCACTCCTTTGCCGCAACGGTGAACAGGTGGCTGATGATGGCCAGGTCCAGGCGGACAGTTGCAGACGATGCCCCGGCCTTTAGCCGCTCGTCGCGGTAGTCGGCCAGGTCAGACGAGGTGACCTCAGCCAGCGACTTGCCGGCCAGCGGTAGGGATCGCCACCGCTTGATCCTCGTCGCCTCCTGATCGGCGCCCTTCTTGTTGTCGCTCACCTCGCGCTGGTAGCGCTTCAGTGCTTCATCCAGGGTGGTGCGCTGCGCTTCCCGGTTGTCGACGAACCGCGAGCGCGAAATGTCCCCCTCGATCTCGGCAGCCCAGCGCTGGGCCTCGGCCTTGGTATCGAAGGTGGCGGATAGGGTGGGATGACCTTTGCGGCGGATCTGGGCGCGCCAGGCGTTGCCGCGTTTCTCGTAGTACGCCATGCGGCGAACTTTAGCCGGGGGAATGGGGGAATGTCACGGAAACCGATTCCCCCATAATTCCCCCAAAGTAAAAAGGCCCCAGACGCGAAAACGTCTGGAGCCCTTTAAAATGGCGGGAAGATAGGGATTTGAACCCTAGGTGCCATTGCTGACACAACGGATTTCGAATCCGTCCCGTTCGACCACTCCGGCATCTTCCCAAAGCGGTGCGCATGATACCAGCTGAGCGCCTTTAG